AGTTATACATATTTATACGAAACAAGGTCTTATCGATATACCAAAGGTAGATGGTCGTGAAATTCGTGTCGTTCCAGTTTCTCCCTTGCTGAGAGCGCAGGACCAACAGGACGTTTCTGACTTCGTTAGATTCCAACAAACTGTTGCGTCTACCTTTGGTCCCGAGATAACACCTATACTCTATAATCAAGAAAAAGTTGTTGCATATCTAGCTTCTAAGTTTGGTATCCAAGAGGAACTGTTAGCTGACCAAAGCCAAGTAGAAGGTAATGTAGAACAGCTACAGCAACTCATGCAAATGCAAGGACAACCACAACAATGAAGGAAAAGATAAATGCGTCAATTGACGGTAGAGGATACACTAAGGAAGTTGACCAAGACCTTAATAGCAAAGCCTATGGTTTGTTTGGCAGTGGTATTGGAAAAGACTTCTTATCGTACTTGGAATCTATCACAACGAATAATGTATATCCTGCAGGCGTGGGCATCGAGACTTTAGCCCATGCAGAGGGTTCACGTTGGCTAGTAGCGGTAATTAAAGCTAGATGCGAGAAAGGACGTAAACAGTCAGATGTCTAAACCTGCAAATCCAAAGCTATATGCAAGAGCAAGAGCTATTGTAAAAGGAAGAGTTAAGAAATGGCCTAGTGCTTATGCTTCAGGTCAGTTAGTTCAGCAGTACAAGAAAATGGGCGGTACATATAAATCATGAGTTTAGACAAATGGTTTAATGAAAAATGGGTAGATATATCCACAAAGAAAGATGGCAAACATCCTCCTTGTGGTCGCAAGATGGGTGATGGACGCAAATACCCGAAGTGCGTTCCATCATCCAAAGCTTCATCTATGAGCAGTTCTGAAAAGAAAACCGCTACAGCAAGAAAACGTAAAACTAACCCTAGCGGTGGTGGTAAAAAACCAACTTATGCGAGGACATAATGGCAAAGTCAGCGGCATGGCAACGTAAAGAAGGTAAAGACCCTAAAGGTGGACTTAATCGTAAGGGTCGTGCATCTTTGCGTAGGCAAGGGAAAAACATCAAAAGACCTGTATCTGCCAAGCAAGCGAAGAAGTCTCCAAAAGCTGCCGCTAGACGTAGAAGTTTTTGTAAGCGAATGATGGGTATGAAAAAGAAGCTTACATCTAAAAAGACGGCTAATGACCCTAATAGCCGTATCAACAAAGCACTTAGGAAGTGGGATTGTTAATGTCAGAAGAACTACAAGCAGAAGAACAGGTAGAAACCAATGAGGTTCAGGCTGGAGAGTCGGAGCAACCTTTGGAAACTACTCAAGAAAGACCTGATTGGCTTCCTCAGAAGTTTGACAGGCCAGAAGAACTAGCCAATAGCTACAGTGAGCTAGAAAAAGCATTTTACACTCGTAAAGAAGATTTACGAAATCAAATTGTTGGGGAGTTAAATGAAGAGGCCTCTAGTAATGCTCCTATCAGTCCTGCTGATTATGAGTTAAAGATAGAAGCCCCAGAGGGATTAGAATACAACGTATCTGACGATGACCCTATGGTTGATTGGTTTAGGGCTACTGCTCATAACTATGGATTATCACAAGAAGAATTTACTGGCTTAATGCAGGAATATGTTTCTATTGATGCCCAGCGTGGTCCTGATTGGAATGTTGAGTCTGAGCAGTTAGGCGAGTATGCAGACAAAAGATTAGAGCGTGTTGACGGTTGGGCTACAGCTAATCTGTCTGAAGAAGCCTATACTGTTTTTGCAAATGTTCCTGCTTCTGCTGGAATGGTTCAGTTGTTTGAAGAATTGATGGAGTTAAATGGACAGCCACAATTCAACATGACCACTGAAACAGACTTCCAAGAGCGTTTAAGTTTAGACGACTTACGCAGTATGCAGAATGACCCTAAATATTGGAAAGACAAAGACCAAGCTTTTATCGCAAAGGTAAGGCAAGGTTTTGCCCAATACTCAAGGCAGAATGGGTAATGTGAATTGGCATTTACTTTTTTCTGTGAAATTATGGTTTTACTTGAAGGCCCAAAAGCGAGGGATAATCTTCGGACCCCAAGCCAATGGATAACCAGACAGCCAAAAACTGAAACTAAACTTAATTAAAAGGAGTGTGTTATGGCAACACCAACTATTTCCACTTCCTTTATCGAGGAGTTTGAATCTGGCGTCCACATGGCTTATCAGCGCATGGGGTCGAAACTTCGTAACACTATTCGTACAGCGAATGGCGTTAAGAATAAAACCACGTTTCAAAAAATCGGTAAGGGTTTTGCTACTACCAAGGCTCGCCACGGTAATGTAGCTCCAATGAACCTTGAGCATACAAACGTCAACGTCACTGTTGAAGATTACTTCGCTGGTGAATGGATTGACGATTTGGATCAACTTCGCATCAATCACGATGAGATGATGGTCGCTCAACAGTCAGGTGCATATGCCCTTGGACGTAAGACTGATGAACTCATTCTTGCGGCAATGGATGCAACAACGAATAACCACAACGAAACAAGTAATGGCGTTACTCTTGCATGGGCCTTAGGCCTTATGGAATTGTTTGGCAATAACGATGTACCAGATGACGGTCAGCGTTATGTTGCTGTTGGTTGGGAACAGTGGTCACAGCTAATTGACCTTGATGAGTTTTCTCGTCAGGAATATGTTGGTGCTAACGACCTTCCATTCCAGAATGCTATGACAGCTAAAAACTGGCTTGGCTTTATGTGGTTCCCGTTCTCAGGGCTTGATTCAATCAACTCTGATGCAGACCGCAAATGCTTTGCTTGGCATTCATCCTCAGTAGGCCATGCTATTGGTGCAGATGTTTCTTCAAACATGCAGTACCATAACGATAAGGACGCATACTTTGTTCTGAACAAAATGCAGATGAACTCAGTCCTAATCGATGCAAATGCTTGCTTTGAACTTCAGTTAAAGAAATAAGGAGAAGGACAAATGGCACTAGTAGTTGCAGACTTCACCTTAGTCAATTATTCAGGAAATGGCTTCCACATTTGGCACTACAAATCAACAGCCGATGCACTGAACACAATTGATGCGGCTGGTTACTTTAATTCAAAGTCCAGTGAAATCAATGTTGGCGATGTTATCTTTATCAATGCTTCTAATGGCTTTGGTATTGCGACAGTTGTTTCTAACGCAAGCGGAGTTGTCGATACAGGCGACATCGTGAGCATGACAACTGATAGTCGTTAATGGCTAAGACACCTACAAAGAAGGAGGCGGTGAAAGCCGCCCCTTCTACCCCTAAGACAAAAGAGAAAACTGTCCGTAATGGCAAAGTAACTTTTGGCAAGGGCGTGACACTTGGAAAAGGAGTTTCCTGATGGCTTTTAAGAATTGTCCAAATTGTCCTACAAGGGCGAAATGCCGTGAAGCTGGCAAATGCCTAATGAAATCTTACGAGGGCAAAAAAATGGGTAACGACAAAACTAAAGATTACTCTAAATAGAGGTTTCTAATGCCAACAACTCCATCCACGGATATTGAGGTTGCACAAAAGGCTATGGTCCTTATTGGATTAGAGCCTTTGACTTCATTTACAGACAACACTGATGAAGCACTTGTAGCCAACACAATATATGAAGATGTTGTTACAGATTGTCTTGGTCAGCATAATTGGAACTTTGCTACTGGTCAGAAAACTCTTTCTCGTTTATCAGATGTTCCTGTTGACCGATGGGATGCGGCTTATGCATTACCAACTAACCCAGAAGTTATGCAAGTCATTACGGTAACTATTGAAGATGCTCCACAAAGATATGACATCTATGAGCGTTATGTATATATGAACGCACAAATAGATGATGCGGTTGTTCTTAACTACGTCTTTAGACCAGAAACTCAATATTGGCCTCCTACATTTACTATGTGGGTTATATTTAGACTTGCATCTGTATTGGCTTTATCTGTTACAAGAAAAGGCGATGTAGCTAACTCCTATACACAGCTTGCAGAACAGCAGTTTAGAAAAGCCAAAGCTAGGGATTCACAGCAAGTAACAACCCAAGGGCTAAGACTTAGCAGATACCACAGAGCAAGACTTGGTAACGGTATATTCCAAAACATAGAAGGCACATAATGAATGGCACTTCTCAGGCAGTTTTATACAAATTTTACCGCAGGAGAGTTATCTCCTCTGTTGTCTTCTCGCATTGATTCTAATGCATATAAGAATGGCGTTAAAAAGCTTAGAAACTTTCGTGTTCTATCTCAAGGCGGTATAAGAAGAAGAGGTGGCCTTCGATTTCTTCAAGAGCTTTCTGATATACCTTATCAGACAGAGCCTTATGTATATGATGAAGATGAGGCTTATATAGTTCTTTTTAGCAATGCTCGTGTAGACATTGTTGACATTACTGACCCTACAAATATTGCAGACTCAATAACAGGATGTCCTTGGACAACTGCAATGATTAGTCAACTTCGTGTTGCTCAATCTGGCGATACAATGATTATTGTTCACCCTGATATGCCTATGCAAACATTAAAGAGAACTGCGGTAGACACCTTCTCTAGAACTGCATACGCATTTGATTCGTCTGATGGCTTTATTCATCAGCCCTATTATAAGTTTGCGGCACCTGATGTAACTCTTGACCCAGCAAGCACAACTACAAACAATC